GATATACCAGCGCAACGGCAATTGCTACTGGACCTAATTTGGGCGGGACAGTGCCAACCTTTATTACAACAGTTGCTGGTGGTGCGGTAACAGGCGTGACTGTTGTTGATGGTGGCTCTGGTTATTTAACCGCACCTACAATCACAATCGTTGGCAATGGGTCAGGCGCGACTGCCACAGCTACGGTCAGCCCACCACCACAGGGCTTGAGGCTTTTGATTAACACGGAGAATAGGTTGTTTGCAGTTGGTTCTGGGGCTAACCGAAACACGCTTTACGCCTCGGACATATTAGATCCCTCAATATGGGATGCGACCAACAGCATTATTGTCAACGGCGATGATGGAGACGAGATAACTGCAATCGTCCCGTACTACAAGAATAGGATCATCGTATTCAAGAAGCGCAGGGTATTCCAAGTGGATGTGCCAAGTGATGCAACCACAGCAGCAGATTGGATTGTGTCCATCATATCCAATAATACAGGGTGTGTTGCTACTGGTACTGCGGTTCAAGTGAGTAGCGATATATTGTTCTTGTCCGACAATGGTATTAGGTCGCTGGTGCGGTCAGTAGCAGATGATTTTAGCTCAGTTGGAATACCCATTTCCGAGATAGTGAAAGACGTTATCCAAAGCATCAACACGCAGGCTATCGCAGTATCTACCGCCATGTATTACGACAATAGATACTTTCTGGCCATCCCAACTGAAGCCAATGATACCAACGATACCTTGCTAGTGTACAACACCGCGCTAGGGGCGTTTGAGGGGACTTGGACTCCCAAGGTAATGCAGTTTGCCTTAACCAATTTCAACGCCGAAGGCTCAAGGTTGATGCTGAAAAATACAACAGGACTTATTAGTAAGTACGCTGGGTTTAAGAGTCCTGCTGGAACTACTTCATCTGATTACGTTGATTCTGGAACATCTTATGAGTCCTTCGTAAGAACCAAAGATTTTGACTTTGGTGATCCTTTTTCCCTAAAATATGGCAGTCACTTTGAGATTGTATTTGATAATTCATTCTCAAGCGATGCGAATGTATTTATCCAGCGTGACGTTGATGTCGGGGATGTCAGCGTTGCTCCCAATATAAGCATAGCAAGTTCAACCCTAACCTTGGAGTTTACCTTGCCAGCCGTTCTTCCGTCCTCGGTCAAGAAGAAGCTTGCCAGCGACCTTCGCAAGTACGAGAAGTGGCGTTTAATCAATATCAAGATTTCCAGTTCAGCAAACAAGATGGCTATCCGCCAGATCATGGCAGCGGCTAACCCCGACACAATCGAGATACAGAAGACCCTATGACCGCGCTAGAGTATATAGAGGAGAGTGGCGTGCCTGAGGCTATGTGGCCTAACCTAGCTGAGTGGTTTGGCTGGTTTGAGAAGCAAGGCATGGTTGGCGTAGTCGAAGATAAGGATGGGATTGCTGGGGTGGCTCTGGCTAGGTGCATCAAGGACGGCCAAAAGGCTGACCATTATGTGCATAGCGAAGATGGTGAGAATGTCTTTGTTGACTTGACGATCTCCTCAAAGGGTGGTAAATCTCTACGTTGCTTGCTGTTGCTCCTTTGGGAGCGTTTCGGTCCTCGCAAGCGGATCACCTTTAATCGTTCTGGAAAACCAAGGAGTTATGACTATATGAGTTTTATGCGAAAGGCTAGGGTTTAACACCGTGGGTGGATCACCTTCTATTCCCGCACCGCCACCTCCGCCCGATCCGAATGCGGTAGCGCAGGCCAACGCGGCTGCGTATAGGACGAACATCAATACATATATTGAAAAAGCTCCAGAAATGGCCGCGCTAGAAAACAAACTTCGCATTCAATATCTACCAGCCCAACGCGGTTTGGAACGCCAGCTATCGGCTCTTGACCAGCAGGCAGGCGTGCAGGCTGGGATGCAATTGGAACGGCAGTACGGACCGCAGAGAACGCTGGAAGGATTGCGTAGGTCGTATGAACAAAGTCCACAGGCGTATGCCTTGAATCGTGGATTAGGCGATCAAATGACTAGGCAGTTCGAGCGTTTGTATGGTGCTTCACCCTATAGCTCAGTTGAGCAGAATGTGGCGCTTAACCGTCAACCAGGACCAGTTGATTTCTATGGCACAATTGGCACGAACATTGGCAGTCCAGAGTTAAAGGCGTAATATGGGATTAAGGCGCATGGCAAGCTGGACGGCCTACGATGTAGACGAAAAAGGCGAGATTGTTCCAAGAACAGTAACTCAAGAGCTTATTTCTAACTCAAATGATCCAAGAGTTTCTATGAAGGATCAATTGGATGGTGCAGAAAGAGGATTAGCGGCTCAATCAGAAAGAAGCTATACCGATGCAATTCGGAAAAGCAACGATATAAAAATAAACAACCTTCAGAGTAGCTACGAAAAGCGGCTTGCCGATGTCACAAGCCAAGAGAATACCCGCAACTCTCTTGCTGCTCAAATCCAAGCGTTAACTGCTGGTGGCATGGGAATGCAAAATCCTAACGCTGGTCCAGAGTTTAACCAAGCCTTAACTCAGCTTTCCGCTGGCCGTAATTACGGATCGTCCGACCTTGGCGCGATGTTAAACTTCCAAGTGTCCGACAAGAACATCATTGATGACTACAACAACTCAAAGCTATCCCGCCTCAACAGCGTAATCGAGCGCGGCAACACGCAGATTGCTGGTATTACCGAAAGGCTCAACACGGCCAACAAGCTTCTTGCCGATCTTCCTGCTGGCGATGCTAGGCGTACTTCTTCAGAGGTGTTCATCAAGCAACTCAACGATGACTTAAAGAGCGTGACCAGCGCAGTAACTGGCGCGCAGGATATGCAGAAGAATTTCACACCTATTACGGCAGATAGCCCAGAGGCGTTGAAGGAAATCACATCATTCCGCACCTTCGCACAGCTACCCGAAGAGCGTGCTTCCCAGCAGCTTTTCCAAATTGATCCAGATTCCTACCGCACTGCGGTTGGCCTGGGTCAGCAATATCGCCAGATGGCAACTGAGCCAATTGGTGCAACAACCACGCCAGAGACTGAGCAGATTCGTCAGACCATCGAGGACGAGGCTCTCAATCAACTCCGCCTTGGTTCGACCATTGGTGCAGAGGAACGGCGTGGATACGAGCAATCTATCCGAGCCGCACAGACTGCAAGGGGCAACGTCTTTGGTCTTGGACCAGCAGTGCAAGAAGCCTCACAGATCGGTGCGGCTGGCGAAGCCCGCAAGCTGGCACGCTACGGGGCAGCACAGAGCTTCCTTGGATCTGGCTTGTCGAGTGGTGATGCGCTCAAAGCTGATATAGCGTTCCGTGACGCATTGCGTCAAAACAGGCTGGGTGCAGCCGCTAACTTCATTGGTGGCGGACCTTCTATCGCCAACCTCGCAGCCGCACGCACGGGTCAACAGCAAAGCGCGATGCAGCAGTATATCCAAGCCAATCAGGCGTTGCCTGGTGGGTTTAATCAACAGCCTTCAACGGCGGCTAACTTCTACCAAGCGGTTGACCAGCAGATTCCTGTCCAGCTTACCAATGCGTTTAATCAGCTTTATCGCTCGCAGGCTGATTACGGAGCAAGCACCTATGGTGCGCAAGTAGGCGCAATTTCTAGGCAGCAAAGTGGGGCGCAGCAGTTCGCATCTATTGCTGGTGGTATTGGTAGTATTGCTGGCGCAGCTGCACCAGGCGGATTGTTCGGCGGACCAGCATCTAATGCATTCTTTAGGTAATAATTTATGCCAGCAATAACACAAGCAGCGCGTGACTACGATAAAGCAATGCAGCAAATGCAATACGATAAAGCCATGAAGTCTGAGCTTGAACTTCAGAAGCTTCAATTTGATGTAGCGAAAGCACGCGAAGATGCTGATATGTCAACAGCAATTGGAAGATCTTCAAAAGCTGCTGATGTTGCTGCTTTTCTTGAGCAAGAAAAACAAAAGGAATTCGGCATTCCGATTGGCGAACAAATGGCATCGAAGATGGTGGCTCAGGGTGGACCAGGCATACTTGAGGCAACCAAGATGCAGGGCGAGCTTGACGTTGAAGCTAGGGCAAGACAAGCAAGAGTTGATGCAGCAAAGAATTACTTGGCTGGCGAGAAATCCTTGCTTCCGACTGCCGACATAAACCTTGGCGGAGTTAAGCGCACTGTTCTCGCGCCAGAGGCTGGCATGGCTGGAGCAGATATTTATACTCAAATTTATCGCACCCAAGTTCCTCAATTGGCCGCAACTTATGAGGCAGAAGGCCAGCCAAGAGATACAGCAATTAAAATGGCAAGTGCGGATGTAAGGAGCAAACTTACTGGAGCAGCAGCGGGCGGCAAAATCCCGCTAATAGCTGCTAACGGAAATCCAATTTTTGTTACTGTACCACAAGCAGCCCAATTGCTATCCTCCGATATGACCCCTCAATTTATGAAAAACCAAATAGAGGAAGCCCTTGGAGGCAAGGAACAACCAGCGGCTGCGAATTGGATCAAAACAAGATTAGGTAGATAACATGGCTGAAGCCCTAGAGCTATCATCAGCCAATCGTATTAGGCAACTGGCGGGTATGCCAGTAGAAGCAGAGCCACCGCCAAAACTAGAAGAACCTCCAGCGTGGAGTGAGATTAAGGCTTCTGAGGATTACAAGACTCTTACTTATCCAGAGCAGGTTGACTTAGCCCGCCAATGGGGTGCGGAAACAAAACAGTACGCATCCACACTTCCAGACTACACGCCAGAACAAGATGCTGAAATTGATGATTTCGTAAGCACGCAGGCCGTTGATGTTCCGACCAATGTAAAAGTTGCGGCTGGTGCTGCTGGTCTGGTCAAGGGATCAGCTTCAGTTATGGGAGGAATTGCTGGTGGGTTAGGAGGGCTTGCTGTTGGCGGACCGATTGGTGCTGTTGTTGGAGGAATTGGGGGATCAGTTGCAGCAGGCCAATTAGCAGAAGCTGGACTACAAAAGTTTACTCCAAATGTTTCAAGGGCTGGTGAGTTTGCCCCAGGATATCAAACAGCGGGTCAATATGCGCCAGAGGTTGTTATGGGTACGGTCGGCGCGAAGCAGTTAGTCCAAGCTGGTAAAACATTGTTTCAAGAATTAGGCGCAAATAGAGCGGCGCAGGAGTTGGGCAAAACAGTTGGCGTGTCAGCCGTTGGTGGTGCTGCAATTGGTAGTGCTGTAAGGGCAATTACTGGCGGTGAGGTTACGGCAAGAACAATCGCTGAAGATGCATTGTTTAATACTCTTTATGCTGGTCTTGGCAGCGGGTCTAGGGTCAAAGGATATAACTTCGATCAATTTAAGGATCTAAATTACAAGGTTAAGGCTGGCAGAGCTACGCCCGCAGAAGTTCGGGATTGGCAACAAATTCTAGGCGAGGCACAAAGGACAGAGGCTACTGGAATACAAACAGCAAAACGCACTGAGGTTCAGCTTGGCGGAAGAAGGGTGCTGGATAAGGTTGATCTTGAGGGTGGCGCGCCTACAGAAGTTCGTCCTTATTACGAACCACTGCCAGCACCAACGTCAACCGAAATACAGGTCGCTCGGCCACAACCACAGGAGCGTCCGATTAAGCAGGCTACAGTAGTTCAGCAGGAACAGTTGCCAGAGGCTGGCGTACGTGGAAGCGTACGTGGCACAGCAGCCGACACAGCCGAGATGCAACGGCGCGGAATCACGACACAGATGCAGGAAAGCCTAGTCGATCTAAACGATCCAGTTCCTAAGACAAACGTATTTACTACAGAATCACAAGGCATCAATCGTGAGGCCATCATTCCAGACACTCGCGGACTGCAAGGCGAGATTGTGCGCGAAGGCCCGATTATTACTCCAAGGACACAGTTGCCGACAACGGAGAGGTTGGCGTTGCCAGCGGAGGGTGAGGTTGTTCCAGCAGAAGTCGCTCCAGCCGCACAGCCAACAATTCCTCGACCCGTAGTTGGCCTACAATCAAATATAATTTTAAGAGTAAATGAACCCAAGGGAATTAAGCTTGGTCAATACAAATTGCGTGAAGGCGAGCAATTCAGCCCGATAAAAGAAGTTCCATTTGATGACCTCGGACAAGGACAATCAACTGTAAATCAAAAACTTGTCGAGAAATACAAAAAAGATATATTAAGCGGAAAACCAATTGATCCAATTACATCAAAATATGGAGATGTAATTGATGGCTACCACAGAGCATCAGCACTCTATGAGCTTGGATTCAAAAAAATACCAGTTACTTTTGTTGAGGAAAACGAAAAGCTTGCAATTTCTGAATGGAAAAAAAGCTATGGAAATGTTCCATTCCCATCAGAAACTATTAACGAAGTTTCAAAATCATATCCAAATTTCAATAAACAAACCACCATCCCTCGCCCTATGCGCGGCAAGGCTGGTGAGGCTGGGTTTGTAGCATCAGATATTCAGCAAGGTGCTGCCAAATTTGCGCAGAAAATGCTTACCACAGAAGGCAATCTTCCTAAAGAGATGTTTGATATTATGGAAGCCAAAGGATCGCGTACTCAGGCAATGCTCAAGCAGATTGATTTTACGCTGAAGGATCTGGCAAATGCAGCTAGGGAGCTTAATGGCAAGCCTAAATTAACTCCAGATCAATCGCTCCAGGTCGATCAGTTCCTGCGTGGTTATTTGCCAGCAGAGAATCTTCCAGATCCAATTAGACCAGTAGTACAGCAAATGCGCCGTCAGCTAGACAACCTATCAGAAGGCTTAATCCAATCTGGCGTGTTCTCACAAGAAGTTGGTCCGTCTGGAATGAGCAAAGCTGATATGATTAGAATGAATAAAGGCGAGTATCTGACTCGTTCTTACGAGAAGTTTGATAATCCAAAGTACAATGTAGAGCTTGTGAAGCAGAGGAATCCATCCGCATATACAGATGCTGAGAATTTTGTAAGAACACAAATGAAGTCAGCTAACCCAGCCACAACTGAGGCCGAGGTGCAGGGTAAGATTAAGGAGTTGGTTGAGGGCGGAATGGATAAGCCATTTGAATCCTTGATACAGTCTGCTGGGATTGGCAAAAAACTTGGCATAACAAAAGCAAGGCAAGATATTCCAGAGCAGATCCGATTTTTGATGGGAGAGTACAATGATCCAGTTATTAACTACGCTAGGTCTGCGAGCAAAATGATTAACTTGTTGCAGTCCCAAGAGCAATTGAACAAACTGAAAGAGTTTGGCGTTGCAAACAAACTATTCTTTGAAAAACCAACTGGAAATGCAGCAACGCAGATTGCGGCGGACGGATCAGATACTCGCTCCCCATTAAATGGGCTGTACGCAGAGAAAGATTTGGTCGATGCCATTGAGAATTTTGAGATGACGCATAGGGCTGGAAAGCTTTATCAGCTTTACTACGCAGCGAATGCTTGGGTCAAGTGGGGCAAGACAGTTGGGAGCATCCAGGCTCAGTTTAGGAATCCAATTTCAAACGTATTGATCGAGGTTGCCAACGGAAACATTGCATTTGGCGGAAGTTCAAAACCATTTAGAGCAGTTCTGGCTGAGTTTGGCGTTCCAAGTGTGGACACAAAGGAAGGCCGAGCTTACTTAACTAGGGCAACTCAACTTGGAATTTACGACAATACTGTTCTGAATGAATTTACGCAAATGTTGAAAGATGCCCAGCAGTACAAAGGATCTACGGTTGACTTTGCTGAAGAACTTGCTGGCAAAGGTGGGAACATTGCGAAGAAAGGCGTTGCTGCTCTAAATAAAACATACCGAGCTGGTGATAATTTATTCAAGTTGATGGCGTGGGAGAACGAAACAAAGCAACTTATGGGCGGAAGAGGATTGTCCCGCCAAGAGGCTGAAACTATTGCCGCCGAGCGCGTCAAGAACACAAGGCCAACTTACTCTCGCGTGCCTAGAATCATAAAAGCATTAAGACTTCAGCCATTCTTTGGCAACTTCATATCTTGGCCTTCTGAAATGTTGAGGATTATCCCAAATACACTTAGATATGCCGCTGAAGATTTGAAGACACCTGGTATGCGTAGGTATGGATTTAATAGATTGATCGGGGTGCTTGCGGCAACAACTGCAACTGTTGCAATAACAAGACTTGGTATGTGGGCTACAGGATTTAATGACAGAAAAATGGAAGCCATGAGGCGTTTTGTCGCTCCATACCAGAAGAACGCCACACTTATGCCAACTGGATCAGATGGCAAAGATGTGGGCTACGTTGACATTTCATACACAGATCCATACGAAGTATTCAAAGGACCAGCTTTTGCCGCTGCATCTGGGAAAGATCCAGAAGAATCAATTGCTAATGCAATATTGGATTTTCTTGAGTCTTATATTGGTCCAAGCATTTTAGCCAGTTCAATTGTTTCAGCATTGTCTGGAAGAACTCTCCAGGGAAGGACGATTGTAAATCCGCAAGATACTAGGATCGATCAAACACTTGATAGGGCTGGTTATTTGTTGAGACAAAACGAACCAGCAACCGTATCTCAGTTTAGAAGGATATATTACGCCTTAACTGGTCAGCCCGATACAACCGTTTCCAAGTATGGCCGTATCTACAAGCCATCCGAGGAGTTGTCTGCGCTGTTTGGTATCCGTCCTCAATCCATCAACGTATCCAAGGCACTAGAATCAAAAGCATCCAGGTTTAATACGGATATGGCCGATGTAGGCAGAATCTTTACCGAAACCTATGGCGCGGTTGGTAATGTTCCAGAAGCTAAGGTGCGGGAGCAGTTCGAGAAGATGCAGAACAGGCGCAGGATTATGTTTGATGAGGCCAATAAAGATTTTCACGCCGCGATGTTGCTGGGATTGTCTAGGTCTGAAGCTATCTCCGCAATGCGTGCTGGAGGTATGGGCGTAGATAATGCTTCAGCCATAGCCAACAACAAGTACAGGGATTACAAGATCAGCAAGTCGCTCACAAAGAGCATGAGGCGGGAGCTATCTCCAGAAGAAATGCAAAAGCGTCAAGAGATAGGCCGAGAGCTTATGATGCAGCAAGGAGAATAAATGGCCAAGTTTGACATCTCTGGATCAGCGTCACGCCAAACTGGTTTAAGCCAGCAGGATCGCAATAACGCGATCCGTATGGAGTTTGAGCCTTACTCAAAACCACCACAGCAACCGCCAGAACAGACCGCGAGGATAGAACCTATGAGCGAATATGTTAAGCCACCGACAGTACCAGCCCAGCAGCCCCCTGGCGCACTTCCGCTACCATTGCAAACCGTGGAGTGGGAGGGTCGCAAGGATAAGCAGGGTAATCTTGCTGTATACAAGTTGCCAACTGGAGATATGGGTGGAAACTTTGAGGTAGCTGGAATCAATGACCGATACCATCCAGAAGCATTCAAAGCCATCTCATCGCTCCCAGCGCAAGAAAGAGCGAAAGCAGCGGCAGAGTACATCCAAGGATATACCGCGCCACTTGTCGAAAGACTCCCTCAACCACTCCAGCCATTCACGCAGGATCTCGCGTTTAATCGCGGGCTGGGCGGTGCAACGAAATACATCCAGCAAGGATTGAACACGCTGGGCCAGAAGGTGGCGGTAGATGGTGGGTTTGGTCCTAAGACATTAGCAGCGATCAACCAGGTCGAGCCAAGGGCGTTGATGCGTGCGGCCAGCGATGCTCAATTGCAGGATGAGTACAAGCGAGCAGAGCTTGATCCAAACCGAAGGAAATTCATTCCTGGCCTAGAGGCTAGGATTAGGAATAGATTGTCAACCTTTGGGCAGGGTTAAGGTTTCCTCATGCTGGAACTTGCGCCTCCAGATACAATGGTTGCCCCGCCAGATCCAAAGAAAACATCTCCAGAGCTATATCTTATTCCAGTTCTTCCAGCAAAGATGTCTCCATTTCTTGAGACAATTCCTTTTGGACAAGAATATACTCCATTATTATCCGTGTATACTCCTTTAGGAGTTATATAAACATCTCCATTCCGCAATATCAATTTACCATTAACTAATGCTTGGTCGTTACTTAAAATAACAGCAAATCCTTTCTCCCCATAAACTCCTCCAACAAATGCCTCCATTTTGCCAGCATCTTCATCATCGTCCGCCATCACCGATGCCATCAGCATCGCCATCAGTGTTATAGTTGTTATTGCTTTCATAGGAAAAAGTCTCTAGCACAAACCGAAGTCCGTCAAGCATGAAATTATCTTCCCGCCAAATAGGTGCAGTTGGGGTTGCTCGCGTTACTGGCGCGCTGCTGCGGTGCGGGTATTCGGTGTTGCTACCTTACGAGGATTTTTCTGGCTATGATGTAGTGGCTGAGAAGAATAATAAGTTCTTCCGCATCCAAGTTAAGACCGCGCAAACTGTAGAGGCAGGACGCACCAAGTATCGCTTCAGCACCAGCAGCGGGAATGGATTTAATATCCCCAAGCGCGCTATCAGTGGCGTGGATTACGTTGCCTGCTGGGGCATGAACGATGACCTATTCTGGCTGTTGCCAATCTCTAAGTGCAAAAGCATAACAACTAAGCTTTGCCCATCGACAGGGCAGAGTTGGCGGGTATTCCAGAACCTATGAACGACAAAGAAGCGTGGAACAAGTTTGAGGATGGGTTGCAGGATGCACAGTCCTACGATGAGGCTGTGGCGTGGATTAAGGCAAACCAAGAGATTGTTGAGAAGCTGACCATAAGGGCAATGATTAACAAATTTAATAGGGATATTAGCCACGCTAATAAGACTTGGCGTAATTAAATATACGCTCGACCTTGCGGTGGGTGGTTGGCTAGACACAACCTATGGGCAAGATCAACAGCAGGGCTAAGGGCGCATCAGGCGAGAGAGAGTTAGCCAATTATCTGCGCGAACAGGGCTGGCAGAAGGCCCGCAGATCGCAACAATATGCTGGGAATCCTCTTGGCGGTAGCGGGGATGTAGTCTGCGAGAATTTTCCTTTTCATATCGAAGGCAAGCGTTGCCAAGCACTAAAACCCGAAGAGTGGATGGAGCAATCCAAGCGGGATTGTCCAGCGGGCAAGATCCCAGCAGTATTCTTCCGCCGTAACGGACGCAAAGAATGGCTAGTCATAATGACCGCCGACAGCGTATGCGAATTAGCTCGACAGATCGCGCCAGCCAATGTGACTATCGAGTATGCAAAGACCGCGACCATCGCGCAGGGCTTTTACGTTAAGTCACCAGCTTTTGACGAACTTACCCCAACAACAATAAACCCAAACAAATAAATAAAGGAGAAATAACATGGCACTAACAATAAGCGAGTCAGCAAAACAAGAGCGCAAACTACCAGAAGCGGGAGCTACTGTAGGCGTTCTCTACAGCCTAGTCGATCTAGGCCACCAGAAAACCAATTGGGATAACCAAGAGAAGTGGTCCCCTAAAGTCCGCTTGACCTTCGAGTTGCCCGATCAGTTGGACGAGTTCGAGGTAGAAGAGAAGGGCAAAGTAACCAAGGTCAGCAAGCCGATGGTGGTATCCATCGAACAGACCCGCAGCCTTGGCGAGAAAGCCAGCTTGCGGAAACTGCTTGAGCAGTGGAGAGGTCAGACCTTTACCTCCAAGGAACTACAAGCGTTCAGCTTGAAGAACCTCCTTGGCAAGCCAGCCATGCTCACGCTGATCCACAAGACCAGCCAGCAGGGCAGGCAGTATTGCGCGATTGCGGGTGCGTCCAAGCTGCCCAAGGGCATGAAAGCACCAGCTACCACCACCAACGATCAGTTGTACTACGAGATTGAGCAGGGTGAGGCTGGGCAGTTCAACGATATGCCCGATTGGTTGCAGGAGAAGATCCGCGCTTCCAAAGAGTTTGCTACCGCTGCTGGCAAGTCCACGGCCACTAAGGTCGAGGTGGACGCAGACGGCAACCAAGTGCCATTCTAAATTGTATGGCTCTTACAATCACAGCGAAAGAGCCTACCAATTCCCGTCTGGTCGCTACTGACCAGGCGGGACACTGGTACACAGCCGAGGGTGAATCCGCCCACGTTGTGATTGGCAAGAACGGAAAAGAAAGAAACACAACCGTAGCCGATGCGCGCCAGATGGGATTGTACCCATCCGTAACCAGCGTGCTTGGCATTATGGATAAGCCGCAATTGACGGCTTGGAAGATAGAGCAGGCCATTATGTCCTCGCTCACACTTCCGAAGGAGGAAGATGAAACACTCGAAACCTACGCTCGAAGAGTGGTTAAGGACTCTAAAGAATCAACAACGAAGGCAGCTGAACACGGCACGAAAATGCACGAATGCATGGAGAACATCCTATTGGGAAGAGCCGTATCCACAGACGAAACACTTGCTCCGTATATCGAAACCTTTAAGAAGTGGGCCGATGCAAACATCGAGAAAACTTACTGGTGCGAAAAAGGTTTGGTCGGTGCTGGTTACGCTGGAAGATCCGATGCCTATGTAAGGCTGAAGGGTGTTGGTGACGCAATGATCGACTTGAAGAACCGCAAGGTAAACCCTAAGTACGATCCGTTCTACGATACAGATTGCGCCCAGCTTTGGGCATACCGAGCCGCAAGCGAGAATCCACAGTGCGCCTGCGTGTCGGTGGTCCTAGCATCAAATGATGCTACCAAGCTGACAACGAAGGTGTGGGACGAGGACGAACTCTACCAAGCTGGCATTGCTTTCTGCGCGATGCAGAAAGTATGGGCTTGGGTTAAGGGCTACACGCCTCCTGGGATGAAGCTATGATCGACCCACAAGATGTACTGTGGCTAGAGGAATTGCTAGACCAAGTTTATCGGAGTCTTGCCAAATGACTGCGCCGAGCATAGCCGAGATGGGTGATGCTGCTGGCGAGATCATCTGGCGGGTGATGGGAAAAGGTTCGGATAAATCCGCATACGGAGATTGGCTGGAGAAGGATAGGCCGACTCACGATTATCATATTGCCAGAGCCGTACGTCACCTAGCCACAGCGCAGATGCAACTCCACAAGTCCACGCCCTGTCCTGATAATAACGGAGAGACAAGTGTTGACCACTTGGAGCGTGCGCTGGTAAGAACATTGTTTGTGTTAGCACAAATCAAAAAGGAAGTACCAAGATTATGATGTGGATTAAGAAAGAGTTTGATGATGACGGCAAGCCAGAGTGGGCGGTTTACATAGATGAAACTGGCGAGGGCAGAGAAGAGGATTGGTCGCACTATGATACCTTTGATTCTAGGGACGAGGCGATCAAGGGGTGTAGGAGCGTCACCTGGGAAGACTACGATTGTAGCGACAAATGAAGCTGGCGTTATCATGGCTGCTCTACTTTTTGGGTGACATAATAAGTCGTACGCTTTTGCGTACGGGTCTTGGATACGGACTATACAAGACGCTGATGCTTTGGTCGGTAGAACTGGATGACAAGTTTAATGTATGGAAAGAAGTTAAACCTAGCGGAAGGGGCAAAAAATGAAACAAGCAATGGTAACACAATCGTTTGGTGAGGACTGGCAAAAGATTCTGGATCTGACTAGGCCACGCATGGAGGCGTACTGCAAGCGTCACAACTGCGACTTCATTCTAATCGATAAACCCCTAACTCACCCGATGCAATACTCCAAGTCTGCCATTGGAAACATCATGGCCACTAAGGGCTATGACCAAGTTACATTCGTTGACGCTGATGTTTTGATTACAGCCGATTGCCCCAAGCTATCCGAGGACGCTGGCGTGTTCTGCGCCTTTGACGAAGGAGCTTACTTGGACCGTAAGCCAGAGATGGTCAAGCTGGCTGGGGCTTTCGGTGGAATGATCGAGCCTAAGTTCTACGTCAATACTGGCGTGTTCGTGGTTCATACCAAGGCCGTTGGTATCCTATCCATGCCGCCCATTGGCCTGCACCCAAACCACTTCGCCGAGCAGACCTGGCTCAACGTCATGGCGCACCTATGGAACATCCCGCTAACCGAGCTTGATCCATCCTTTAACTGCATGACCAGCGTGGAATCGCATTTTGGCTTAGACCGCCACAAGGATGCGATGATTATCCATTACGCAGGGCAATCAAACGATCTGGTTAAGTTAGCTAACCAGATCAAAGAAGACGAAGCGAAGCTGGTGGGGTTGGGTAGGTGAGGTCTACGCACCTTTGTCGTGGTGATTATGACGAGAGGTTGCAGCAGTTGGCTGGTGAGGTTGCGCTGCAAGCTATCCGTGATCTGCGGATGCTGCGCAAGCGAGGGATGGTTAAGGGCATGAAGATCATCAAGGATCACCAAGGCGTGCCACTCAACGATGCGCTGGAGTACAAGAACTCCCATGAGGTGCAGAAGCTACTGCGAGATTTTAAGAACGGGACAGTTGGCTGGTGGTGCAGAGCCAGCGGAGTAAAGATCGACAATCGGACGTTACTACGCAAACTACAGGAGAATGACTATGCTTTGCCTATTGGAGCTTAAAGACATCGTTTGGGTAATCAGTTGGTTTATTCTTTACAGTTGGCTGATTCTTTCGATAATCTACTGCGCTGGCTTTATCATCTTAAAGCTTATCGATTACATAAGAAAGGAACTGGATCTATGAGGAAAAGAAAAGGCAAGAGTATCAAGCTGGTTAAGACCGAGGAGTATAAAGCGGTAAAAATCTTTGTCGATATAGACGATGATCTTTACGAGGCTCTAGCCGAAGCTGGCAAGCAGCACATTCTCAAAGACAAGACGGCTTGCTTTGAGTACGCATTAAACAAGGCATTGCTGGAACTTTGCGAGGAAGTCAAATGAGCGAGTTTAAGCAGAAGGTTTTGACGGCTGCGGTGGACCGCTATGTGTTGACACCCACGCAGTGCGAGATGCTACGTCAAGACGCTGAGGTAATCGGGATGAAGCGTGCGACTGTGATGAAGAAGGATGGCACTACGCGCAGATCGTTTGCCAGAAGCTGCTCATCTTGCTGGGTTCCGATGGCTACCCATTACAAGTGGCTTTATTCAATCGTAAACGAATTGACTATGGCCGTAAACGCCGAGCATTACCGATTCGATATTACAGGCGTACAACAGTTGCAGATTCTAAAGTACAATCCACTTCAGCAGTTTTGGTGGCACTACGATACGTTTACTGGATCGGATCGAAAGATGACGATGGTGGTTAATCTATCTGACCCAAGCGAGTACTTGGGCGGCGGCTTGCAAGTTAAGGCTGACCTAGAGAACGCTAGGTTTATTCGGGATCAAGGCGCAGGCTGTTGGTTCCCCTCCTACATCGAACATCGTGCGCGTGCGCCTATATTTGGTACACGCTGGGTCTTGGTCGCTTGGCTAACTGGACCAGCTTGGCGATGAGCATTGACGATCAGATCCGCTTAGTCGGAGTAATCGCAATTGGCCTTGGGCTGTTGACATTGCTGTGGGGAAATAAATGACCCACGCCGCCAATCTACCCCGCCACTTGTACGTCAAGTGCGATATGGAGTTTGTATCTGACGGCCAGAAGCAAGGCATAGAGGACGCTGTGTGGTTTGGACTGACAGCCATACCTGGACGAGCTTGGGGTTGCACAATAATGCTCAAGTGCGGTGCGCTGTACCGAGGCTTACCATTGCACGCTCTGGCTCACGGCGAGATTGCAATTATGGATTGGGACATTAACGATGCCCAACGCTGGGATTGTTTTGGCTGGAACTTTACGACAATCGAGTACGACTATCTGATGGGTTTATCTTGCAAGGTTTGGATTGCCAACAGAAAGACTTGGGAGGTTGGTCGCTACCTATTCACAGCCGAGCCTTACGGAGATGGGTTCTCTATGTCTCCAAGCCAAACCAAGTCACACCATTTTATTGCACTTAACAATGGACGGATCACGGCTGTTCCAGGTAACAATGTGCTTTGGCGCGAATCAAGCTTCACAACTCAATCCGAAAAGCCTAAGTGGTTGAGAACGCAATCGCAGGTTTGGAATGGGGAAGAAGCCACATGGGATGATGTCGTTGGTGAGGAGACAGCGTGAAATCAATTTACAAATACGCACGGCTGGAGGTGAATGCGCTGGCCGAGATGCTGGACAAGAACGCCTGCCAGCCTGGGCAGTTGCTGGAATCAAACGCGTCACCCCTAGCGTGGATTATGAATCAAATGCTTTACGACAAATTTCACGGACACGGCTGGGTGTTAGACCTCCTAGCTGGTAGCTTTGTGAAACAAAAGGAGAACAAACAATGCCATTAGGTAAGAACGTAAGTAAGAACATGAGTGAACTAGCAGCAGATAACCGCAAGAAGGGTAGTGAGCGTGGGGCAGGCGGCAAGCCTCGCTCACGCCAGCAGATGATTGCCATTGCCCTATCCGCAGCAGGCAAGAGTAAGCCACGCAAGTTTCGGATGCGATCAGGTTCGTAATGCGGGTCGAGTCTAAAGATAGGCTCAAGTGGTCACGCGATATGCTTCTCATCGCACGCGATAAGCTAGCCATAGAGAGGGATCGCGTTTCTCATGGCCATGCTATCGACCTAATCCAGATCATAACCATGGTCGATGCAGCGGCTTTGATAGCGAAGGAGATATTGGAGGAAGAAAAAGGATTGACGCAGTAAACCCAAACAATAGAAAGGAACACCAATGAACGTAATTAAGGAATGGATTCTTGTTGGAGCAGGATTGGCAATAGGAAAGCTTCTTGTTGCCATCGCAGTCATTGCAGTAGTCGCAACAATTCTCGCTGTGTTCTTTATTATAGAGGAGAAAACCAAATGAAACTCTGGACAAATAACTCAAACTCAATCCACAAAGTCGATGACAATATGCTCTACCCGCGCACTACCTATATGTTGCCCGATGAGTTAACTGGACCAACTTGGGAGGATTCAATCCCTTGCCCGCACGAGATCAAGCCGTACTACAAGGGGCGAGCTGCTGGTGGTGCAACAGCCGTGTACCGCGCTGGTGCAATTGGTGACGCGATCATCGCTACTGCCTTCGTCAACTACTTGGTGCAAGAATCGGGTGGGGTTGTGGAGGTTTACGCGCCTGCCCGCAACCTTCCTCTCTACGCTGGGCTGGGTGCAAAGCTGTGGCCGTTGCCCGCATCGCTAGAGGCATGGAGGTCATTTGATGCTCACTTGCCAACGGATGATTTGTTCAGCGGTCAGGTTGGTAACACCAAGCTAGGTACTGGTCCTGGCAACTGCTACCAGCGGATCTACGAGTGGATGGGGGTGTGGGATGAGAAGAAGATGGCGAAGTATTGCAAGCCAGTCCTGCATCTCATCGAGCCAGACCACGAAGAGCTAAAGGCGATGGGCAAGTGGCCGTTGCCTAGTCCGTTCTTTGCTTACCACGTTTCGTCCAGCGGTCCGACCCGCACCTACCCACCAACGATGGGGCAGGAGGCGGTGCTGGCTTTGCTGGAGGCCTACCCCAAGCATCACGCCGTTATCATTGGGCTGGATAACTCAAACAACTTTAAGGTGGATCATCCGCGAGTGATTGACTTATTTAACTGCACCAAAGTTGTGCGCTCGTTGTTCCCGATTATTAGCGGGGCTGACTTTGTTGTCGCTCCAGATAGTAGCGTCAACCACATGGCTGCTGGGCTGGATACGCCGTGTGTGTCGCTGTGGGGTTCGTATTCCCCAGCCGACAGAATGACTTATTATAGTAAGAACGTGTCGGTATTCAAGCCCGATACTTGCCCGCACGCACCGTGCCGACCGCACGCTGGGTTGCCACAGGCGAAGTGTAAGGATGCGAGTAACCGCACACCTAAGACGCAGTACTGGTGTAATGCGTTACGCAATATTACTGCCGAAGATATTGTTCTTGCATCGAAGAAGGCGATGGAGCTAGAAAGCAAATAACTAACTGGCGTTGTGGTCTGTGGGGAGATCCCACGGCGGGATATTCCTCAGTGTGTTCTCCTCTTGAATCAGAGCCAGTTTGAATTTTATGACAACCGCACAACGGCAAGCTGAAGATATCGTAGGCCAAGTCGATTGGCAGTCCGAGAACCACGGGCTGTGCAAGTGTCCAGGTGAGGCTGCACACACCAGTCACACCCGCATCAGAGATACAACGGTGTTTGTGGATGGCGCGCCGACTATATTCTGCTGGCATACCTCCTGCACGCCGTATCGTGATGAGGCTAACCGCAAGCTGCGCCGAGCCATCTCTACCGATCCGCTTTACAAGCCCGCCAACATCATGTCGGGTGG